GCCGCCGCAATTTCAGCATTTAATAGGTCTGTTGGCGAAGCTGGTATTGCTCCAGCAGTAGTTATTTGAGCCATTAAGTAGCCACCTGAGAAGAAATCGTTGTTCCGTTTTGGAATACAGCACTAATATTATAAGTTGGGTTTGCCGCATTTTGTTGTTTTAATACAGTCAAACTAGCAAAAAATGGAGCATATTGTGTTTGTGTTCTATTAACCGCTAAATCAGGTGGAATTTGAGTATGGACAGAATTTTGTGCTGGTATGCCATAGTTAGCATAAAAAGGGCTTTCCCCTTGATTTAACCTTAAAGTTTGGGCTAAAGTAGCCAAATAAATATACCCTGTTTCTAAGATTTCTATCCATTGACCTGAAGAATTTACGCCATAAGTTCTCATGTTGGTGTTCCTGTAGTTCCGCTACCAGTTTGTACGCCACCATGAGTATGCGTACTTCCAATAGCTTTTCCATTATTGGTAATAGTTCCAGTTGAAATAATATTACCATTTACATTCATAGTTCCGCTAGTTCCGCCGCTAATACTAAATCCATTATCGCCAGTAATTGTTCCATGAACAAGTAAGTTTCCATACATTGTGATTCCAGTATCATTAATAATTACCTGTGTACTTCCTTTAACAACTGTTACTCCAGTAGGAGTTAAAGTAATAACACAATTATTTCCATCATCTCTGATTACTGCACCATTGGGAGCATTAATATTAACTGCATTGGGATCAACGCTAGACCAATCAGTAGCTCCCAAAGGCACATAAACAAGCGCACCAAGATTAAATGGAAGCCCTAAAGGGGCTAATGCTCCTTTTATTCCAAGACCTGTTACACCGCCTAATCTTGCATCGGCAGATATACACATACCGAAATCACCAATTTGTACAGGTAATCGAACATAAGTACTTTGGGCTATTGGACAGGTAACAGGTGGAAAAGTATATTGTCCGCCTGTATCAATTTCAAAGTTAACTGTAACAATTGCTCCATCAACAGCTATTACTCTACAAGGCAATTGCCAGCCAAAAGATTGCCTGTTTTTCTCTAATTGAGATTGAACATAATTGCTTATTGATACCGCAAAGGGCGTTTTTTGTTCAGCGGTCATGTTTGATTTATTGGTGAATTAGGGATAATTGCTTCAATAATAGTTACCCAAGCATTGCCATCAGCTTGTCTACTGCTTCCAACATGATGTAATTTTGTAATAAAAAATACGCCATTAAATGCAATTTTATTTCTATATTGAGAACTATTGTTAACAATATTTAAAACAGGTATTCCTGATTGAAAAGAAATGTAACCCCCAATATTTAAGTCGCCACGCATTACTACTTTAGCTTGAATAGTATTGATTCCAAGCCAAGTTAAGTTTCCAATAACATCAGTAAAATCAATTTGTCTTGTAGCAATTGTGGTAATAGCAGAATCAGTTAAAAAAAACCCTTCAGAATTAGAAGTAATGATTGCTCCTGTATAAGTAGGATCTTTTTTAATTGATTTGCTAATTTGATTTATTTGGCTTGAAAGTGTTAATAAGTCAAAATTTTGAGCTTGTGTATCTTCTGTGTATACCAATCCAGAACTAAATGAACCATTAATATTTGTTGTTGGGTAAGCAGTTTTAAGGGCTTGTTTTACAGCAACAGTTAACTCTTGGTCTTTTTTCATTACAAAAGGAATGTTACGCAAAGCGTTAGAATCCACATATCCCGGAACAATAACTAAATCTAATGTAACTTCTGTTCCTTGCCAATTTGCAAAAGCTTGAAGAATTGAACCTTGAAGAATTATTCCTCTTTGTCTAGGATTTGCATAGGGTAAACCCTTAGACATTCCAACTTGAATAATAATTCCGCACAGTTGAACTTTTCTTCCATCTGAAGTAATTACTGGATTGTAATTTCCAATTTGACCCAAATCTTTTAAATTGATGCCAAAAACCCTTACATAGCCATTAGAAGCATATTGATGATATGCGTTTTGATAAATGTCTAAATCTACTTTAAGACAAGAATAATTATCTGATCCAAATCCTGATTGTGAGCTAAAACTAAAAGCGTTAAAACGATTTGGTTCTTCTAATGGCGGGGTAATAGTAATGTCATAAAATCTCATGGGCTTATCTCAAAATTATTGCTACTAAGCCTATAAACTATCTTTGAAGTAGTGAAATATCCATAAACCAAATTAATATCAAAATCATCAGGAGAAGCAACAACAGGATTTGTAACAATTAAAGTGCCATTGTTGTTATAAACATTGATGTAATACCTTGGAGCATAAATATTCCAAGTGCAAATAACTACATAATTAACGCCATCTAATGTGGCATTAAATTGAAAGTTTGCAAAAGGGGTTGGATTAAAGTTAACTATAGTCATAATCAATCCGCAAAAGAATTAATATCTGCGGCTGGGGCTTGTGTCCAAGTAGCAGTTGTTTGCAATCCATTTGATACTTTGTTCATCAGTCCACCTAAAACAGACTGAGATTGTGATGTAGTAATTAATGGTTGGACAAAATCCCATTGAAACATATATTGAACTTGTTTATCTCCAGCAGGGGTTATATCTCTAATGCCTGTTAATAAACAATTTGCATAAGTAAAAGCTGGCGTTAAAACTGTAAAAGTTCCACCAGTTGTAATGTGTTTTTGAATTCCAAACTGTAAAGCTGTCAAAATAGCTTGTTTAATAAGGTATCCACCACCTGTTTGTGCTGGGCAAACCATCAACATACTAATTTCTAAAGGTTGTTGCACTACAGCATTTGCCGCAGTAGCAAAGTTGGCAAAAGGATATTCAGCAACTTGCCATTTAGCTAAAGTACCGCCCGGCAATGGTTTGTAATGAGCAAAAAATTCCCCATTTTCAATTCCCGGAATATCCATCATTTCCGTTAATAAAGTAATTGGAGTATATCCACCAACATAGTCAGCAAGACCACCTACTAGCCAAATAGGGGCTATTTCAAAGGCGGCGGCAAAAGTTGTTTGAGCTAAAGAAGTCATTATTGTTTACCAGACATGGCATTAGCTTTACTAGCTTGACCATCAAAATGAACATAAATATCTGTTCTGTTAGGGTTATAAAGTTCCACATGGTTAGGATCTTTTGCACCATAAGGTCTTTTTAAATTGTATTGCTGATTTAATTCTTCTTCAGTATGTTTAGATAAAAAGTTTCTTAAACTTGCCATAGATACATCAGCACCTTCACCAAATTGATGTGTGCTTTCACCCGGTTTAGCTACAAGATTTCCTCTTTTACCACCAGCAATCCAAGCATCATATAAAACTTTTTGCTGTGCTTCTGTGCGATAACCGCTAATTGGGTCTAATCCAGCCATTTGTATAGAAGCCGCTAATTTTGAATTAACACCTTTTAAAATTGAAGAAGGATTATAGCTATCTAATGAACTATTAATTCTTGCATTAAAACCTATAGCTTGTTGACCATCTTTAGAAGTTCCTGCCCAATTATTGTTTTTAGCATCATTAAACCAGTTCATTCCACTAGGTTGATTTTTTAATGATTTATCTGGTATTAACCCAAAAAATTCAGCAACATCAACAATTGCCCTAGATAACAGTTTTAAAGCATCTAAAAATGTTTTCATATCATCTTTGGCTTCACCAGAAGTTAAATATTTACCAAAATCTTTAATTCCTTGATTTACAGTATCCATTAACTCACCAAATTCTTTACTTTTAAGAATGTTATCAATGGTATCTGCAATAACTCTAGAAAGAGTTGTTAATTGTGGAGTTAATGTTTTTAAGTTTCTAAGCAATGATTCTTCAATAACATTGCCAGATTCTTTTAATTGAACCCAAAATTTGCGCCATGCTTCATAGTCAGCATCATCTAAATTCATTCTATTAGAGCCAGTACGCAAAGAATTTATAAGGGTTGCAAATTCTTCTGGTTTCATATTACCAACAGTTTGTAACTGTTCTTCACTTAGAACATCTTGCAAACCGGGGGTCATAGCTCTGGCAACATCTATATTGCCACCAGCATCTTTCATTGCTTGTCTTGCTTTAGTTAAGACATCTGGAAGATTCTGGAAAGCATTTTTATTTAAATTTCCGCCTAAAATGCCAACTTTGTATTGTTCTGTAAGGGTAGTTTGTAGTCTTTGAATATTAGACATTACTCCTTCAATACCACCCAAATAAGGCTCACCATAAGTTCTAGCGGCTCTTAATTGGCTTGAATTGACACCAAGACCTGTAGCTTCTCTACGAAGATTACTTGCTGATCCAGCCAATCCACCAAGACCAAATCCACCGCCTAATGCGGAATAAGTAAGCCATTTAGCCGCAGATAAAGCGGCTGAAGCCATATTGCTTGCAATAGAAGCTGTAACAGATACAGCATTTTTTAAAGCAACTCCACCATCTTGAATGGATTTATTAAATGCTTTTTGGCGTTTTTCAGCTTCTTCTAAAGCTTTGTTAACTTCTTTCCATTTTTTGGAATGATCTTCAACAGATTTTTTATATTTTTCAAAAGAAGCACTAAAAGCTTTAAACTTTTCATCTAAGACATCTATTTCAATTACTGATTTTACTGTCATGTTATCTTCCTAGTAATTAAAATAAACTCTTATTCTTTATCTGCC